GTTCACGTATATCTCCTTACCGGTGCCAGCCGTAACGGACACCGTGTTCTCACTGCTACTCCAGTCAGCATACTCGAAGCCCCCGTCTCCGTGGGGCACGTTTCCTCTGTATAGTTCTATCTCAGATGACATGTTCTAATGTCTTCCTCCTGTCCTTATTATCTTTATCCCTCGACCAAGTTGCCTCGTCAGATACATCGAGTCCAACAGTCCGAGGGTCATTAACCCAACGGTGGTGGTGATTGTGCTACCATCCATATCCATTGTAATGTCAACCTTTTCAATCTCCGTTACTCCATCTTCAATGTTAGGACTCCATATCTCATCCCACACAACGGTATATCTAACAATCTTCATCCAAATCTCACCAGTGATTTGTGAAGCCCCCCACCATGCTCGTTGGGAGTTTGGATCGAATACCCGATCCGTGATATCAAATACCATGATATCTCTTATTCCTTTAGCATATAAATCTCGTTTGTATCGCTGTATGGTTCGTAGCACTTTAGTGGTAATTTCTTCCTGCTCTACTCTGTTCCTACCCCAGATATCGATCTGAAGAGAAGTGATATTTGTAACTCCCAGATAATCACCCCATGAAGGACCCAACGCGACCTGACCGATACCCAATTCTTTCTGTACCGTACCTTGGGTACTGACTATCACAGCAGGGAGCTTATGATAATCACTAGGAAATGAAGCGGAATAGAAAGGAGTTACTGTAGACAAACCCGCACTCCCACCATATTTGATTCCGATTGTAGGGATTTTTTCTTTCAGTAGACTGATTACATAATCGAATAGTGCAGAAAAACCTCTTCTACCATAGGAACTCTCCTGAAGTCCAATTGTTTGTTTTACCATTCTTCACCCTTCGATCTCTTTTTTATCTCCGCTATCAAGGCAGGAATGGTATGAAGTTGAAGGGGTTCGGTAAAGAACGGTCGAGATCTTCCAGCTCGATATCTTCCGAACAATATACCCTCTTCTAAATTCTGACTATAAGGCGCAGTTGACACTATTGACATTAAAACGGTATTTCTAGCCTCTTTGATTGTTCCCAACATCAATCCATTCAATAATCTACCAGTCAGAACCATTCCATCCCTAGACATAGCAAATTCTTTGGCCTTTTCAACCATCTCTTTGTAAGTTAGTCCTGCAAGAGACTCTTTAGGCATTAGACTTAGAGCATACTGTACCGAGATTAATGGAAATCCTAGTCGATATCCAAACTTAATGTTCTCCCTAACTTTTTCCAGATGTTTCTCTCCTGCTGCTATTAGTGATTGTTTCATCACTTCTTTCATCTTGTCAATCACTTCTTGGGTTGCCTCACCAACTTCTGTTTTTCCGTTTATAGTGATTACAAGATTAACTAATGTGGTCACCACCATTATACTATCGGAGTACCGTTAATCCACACGGTTGTATTCGCAGGAGTTGCATTTGCTCCTACATCCTGATATCCAACCCACACACTAGTATTAGAAGTGGGGATTATCCATTCAGAATTATCAATAGATGAGAGGTTGATACCATCCAATCGATACAATAAGTTTGCATAACTAGCGGTACTCGCTGAATAAACATAGAGGTTTATGTTTGTACCATCTGTTATCACCTTGACAGAGTTAACACTAAGACCTCCCGTTGCTGGATTTATTGGAACCTCAACCGGAGTTCCAGAGGTAACACTCGACATTTCTGTGAATCCTGTGAAATTATGACTCAATCCCGAAGAGGAAGCGGATGGTAGTACTACCTGACCATCGGGGGTCAATGCTCCGGCAAGTGACATATACCCATTCCAAACGTTGTAAGTAACCCAACAATTAGTGGAAGCAGCCAAAGTAGTACCAGAAGGAAGTAAAATGTATTTTCCAAAATGCTTGATTGAACGGGATTTTGCCTGTGGTGTTCCATCAGCAAATTCTGTCCAATAATTCGTTCCGGTTCCAGATGAATTATCAAAAACTCCTGATACCTTAGAGATAGGATAATCTAGTTCAATCTTCCTACCATTCTCAACGCCCGATGCACTGGTTACGCTAGCTTCTAGGGTCTGTGTCCAACCCTTAACTTTTACTTTCATTATTTCAGGCATGATAACACCCTATGCATATCTTTTAATATTTGCTTTTATATGCTTTGTTGACTAAATAATCAACTGGCATTGAATATTTCAATTGCACAATCAGTCAATATTATGTTTTCGGTATTTCTTACCTTCTGAACCCCTCTCACAACAAATACTTCTTTAGAACTCTCAGGAATTATCAAATCTCCCACTTGTATATCTTCATTCCTATGAAAGAAAGCATGGATATCAGTTATTACTAACTCCTCCTCATCATAGATTGCTCCAGCTTCATTCTTTATTATTGTTGCATCAGCCAACCATACCTTTTTGTTTCCGTGTTTCTTCTGTACCTTCTCTGGGGGTAGAGATGCTTGTATTATTCCGGTTCCGTTACAATATTTACAATCAGGATTCGGAGCATTAAAAACAGGATCAACACAATCACATGATACACCAACATCTGAAACTGGTTGTTCTATCACTTCAACGGTTGGTAATCTTTTTACAATCACACGTTGATTATCTGTCTGAATGAACAACCAATTCCACCGTTAGTAACTCTCTTCTGTAGAAACAGTTTTTGCGTATTCAGTCTTTCGTATCTGAATCTTCTGATATATGACTCGTCTTTTTCTGTTCGGTCCCAACCCAACCCGCCATATCTCTTTATCAAAAACCTCGTACTCTACCACAGTGGTACCACCCTCCGGAGCATCATAAGTGTCAATAATAAAATCACCAAGGTCAACCGGTATATCTCCAGCCACGTAACAGGTTTCTTGAACACGTTCCATCTTGGTTGCGTAGGTATATGTAACCTCAACCCCCATCATTCCCATTGAATTACTAGGTTGCATCAATATCTTGATGGTCTGATCTCGTAGAGCATCCCCTCCAAGAATACCGGTACCCCCACAGAGAGGACAGTCAGGATTAATCCGATTGAATATGTCATCTTCTGCGACACAGGGACAAGGAACGGGATTAGTAGCAATAGGTACTCTTTTTCGAAGAATAACGTTGAATCCATAATTATTCAAGATTAGTTTGAACTGCCTATCATCAATCCGAGGCATATTCTTCATTTGAATAGCATAATTAGGATAGTAAAGACTCATTGAATATCACTCCTTCTATTAGCCGTTCCTGACCTACGATAACCCCAATAATCCCTACCATATGCAGTTGTGCTGGCGGTACTAAAGTACATTCCTCTACCAAGCATTGAAAGTTTTCTGTTGACATCCTCATTCAACATGTCGATATGAGCCTGAACCTGGAATCCACCACCACGAACCATGTTTTCAATCTCAAGATCACCCAATCTGAAGTTAAATCCAAGTTGTAAAATGTCTCCAGAAGCAAGGGCTTCAAGGCATCTCTTTGCTGCAAGTGATGCAGCTGCCCACGTTGCAATCTGAGTCTCTTCATCTGGAGGATCTGCAAATGCCAGAGTCCAGTCATATGTCTTGCGGGTGTACTTCTTTATGAACATCTTGGCTTCTGTAAGAAATTGTGAAATAACGTCATCATGCAATCCCTTGAAATAAGTATAGGAAATGATTACTTCCTCATTGTCGGTTGGAAGTGCAGTATGAAGAGTAATCATACCAGTGTGAGCATCAAACGTTCCGTTATCTCCAACATAATAGTTTGTTCCTGTATGGCCAGTATCAGATTTTAGCCACACCCCATTCACTTCGTATATCATTTGATACATTGTGAATACTGTCGTGTCTGTGCTAGCAATTCCTTCCTCGTCGATTATAGTTTCGGCAACGAGATTGCCAGCGTCTCCTAGTTTATCTCTTACGAGTTTTATCTCTGAAGCTGTACTACTACTCATCCAACCACCTTCGGGGGCCATTTTTCCTGCAATATATAATGATTCACCGGCACTACCACTAATACCATGTTCACTTAAAAGTTCATCCCACACCGCATCCGCGATTGCTTCTATCGAAGCAGCATCAACACCACCCTCATTCAGTGCTTCACCAGTACTCCCACTAGTAAGATGTGCGCTGAGTTGTTCATCCCAGACCTGATTTGCTACCGATTCCACATTGACGAGTTCCCTGTTGTAAATGGTGGTATTGGTACTATTATCATATACACTCCCGACTCCGCGGAGATAGATGAATCCCGCCGTGACTGTTGAATCCAACCAGACCACTCCTGAGTTCAGGTCAATCGACACATACTGTGGTGCTGTGAGATTCATGATCTTGATGTCACCACTATATTGGGCTACAACGAGATCTCTTCCAGATCCATTCATGTTAAAAGTGGGAGTATTACCATCAGGGTCTCCATCAGAACATCCAATGATTCTTGTTGGAATACTGCCAGCAAGGGTTACGGTTCCTGTTAAAATACTGTTGTAGATGTTACCTTCCACGTAAGTCAAATCACATACCATGCAGTTATCAATTGATGCGTTCCCATCCAACACACCGCATATTTGAGCGTTCTCAAACTCGGTGTTAGTTGTTGATGCACCCGCTTCAATGGTTATTTTTGTTTTAATATGTGATTGTCCTTCAATAATGAAATCGTCCACATTGTCGGTTGATGTCAGGGTGATATTACCAATAATGTAGAGTCTTTCAAACCCTCTTACACTGGCAATCAATTTTGCGTCCGCCAGATTGTTTACGGGGGCCTGTGGAGTACCTCGTGGGAACACCGTTCCCGAATACTCACTCGTAACATCTATCCAGACTCCACCATTGAAGCTTGCAAATTCAATCTGAGCGTTGGAAATCAATCCTGCCGAGTTAGCAGACCTGATTGATACTTGATTCACATTAACGTTATCCCCAATGTTGCTGTTACCGCCCACTATATTGACGGCATACTGGCCGTCCTCAAAGGTCACAGTATAACCGTTTATGAGTTCAACAACACGGGCGAGTGTTACACCGCCGACATCGATGGGAGCCACGTGATCATGTGTTCTCTGGAATGGCATTCCTTCCTCGGAGTCTTCAAGGTCTCTCAACACCAACCGGAACCAGTTGATATCAAGCTCCCTTATCTCCGTCGGCGTTGACTGTATCAGAGTCAGATCCGCCTTTGGAACTGATATCACTTTCGTTGCCCAGTTGATTGTCACGGTCATTCTTCAGTCTCCGTACTTCTGCTCGCAGACGTTCTATCTCTTCCAAGTATATATTGTTCTGCTTATTAACATTCTCTATCTGCTGATTGACTATCCTATCCTGTGCCTCTGCCCTGATGACCCACTGTTTATTACGGGCTTCTAGCATTTGAACCTCATTGGTGAGGCCGGCAACGATTCTCTGATTCTCGCTTATCGCCTTTTCCAATGATTCCCTCTTCTTCATGAGGTATATGATCTCTTTCTCAAGTTGTTTCCTGGGTGCTTGGTATATCTCTGAAATGTCCATGATTCATTCATCCAATTGCATCTGTATCGGCAAATCCAGCCCGCCCGAACAATCATCCCCAGAAAAGGTCACATCTTTATAATATGGCGAATTACTGGCATATGCCACCCGCCCACGGTAAGGTTGTGTTCCACTGGAATTATATGATTCAGTCGCCACACCACCGGTGGTGGTAGTTTCGCTCATAAAGCATTGGGTTGACGTTATTGTTCCGGTTGCTGGACTTGCAGGAGAACCTGAAATCGTATAAGTATATGTATTTGCATCGGTCACTGTAATTACCTTTCCTGCACCGTTATACTCGGGTTGATCAGCTCCTCTAATATTAACCATATTACCTGTTGCGAGTCCATGAGAGGAATGACTCACTGTAGCAGTGCCACCAGAACTCGTAATGGTAACGCTCTCCTCAAATGGTGCAGAACCGGTATCATCTCCTGCTTCAATCATACACCGAGCTCCAACGATGGGTTCTCCGTCTGGGTCCTTCACTGTTAACTTAAGGGTAACTGCATTATTGATTGTGGTGCTCGCACCAGAACCATTGCGATATGTGGGGCTGGTACCACCGACTACGTTTATGGTAACAGCGCCTCCACTATTATTATACACCACTGCATCAGTAGTTCCGGTTGAACCATACCCCGAATAACTGAAATCAGTGAAAGTATAAGTACCAGTAGCTGTAATATAGATAGCATGACCGGTACCATCACTTGTAAATGATAGTCCAGACACATTCGTCAGACTTGTAGTTGACGATATTAACAACCCACCTGTTGCATCAGTCGTTGATATAATGTTGTTGTTTTTGAATTTTGTTTTTCCTATATCTATTTGAGCACATCCAACAAAGGAACAATCATATATCTCATGATTGGGTCCATTCGTAGCATCAGTAGATAAATCAAATCCCTGATTAAATCCCCTGAATACACACCCATATAATTTCAGATACTGAAGATCTGAATCATTGGCAGTAAATGAAGCCCCGACACCAGAAGGACAGATAAAAGTACAACCATCAGTTCCATGTTCAGTACCTACCAGAGTTCCCATCCTAAACGTTGTTGAACCCGTAGAATTACCCACCACTTTAAACCAATATTTATCAGTACCTAAACTTCTATCTTCAAATACAACTGTCGTATTTGTATCAGTAAGAGTGCTTGCGCCGGTTCCAGAATTATCCCCAAATGTGATTGGCCCCTGAAGTCCATATAAACCAGCTCCTAGTTTTCTACATATACCATATGCTTTACCTGTTGCATTACTCTTATCCGCTGTAGCAATTTCATCGAACAGCGTAGTAGTTACAGTACCAGTAACAGTGAGACCATTATTACCATATCTAATCACATCCGTAAAACAATTCTCAACGCCACCAACTGACTTCACTAGGGTTTTATACATTGCCCCAATACCCGTAATCGCGGACCAATCAAGGGAAGATTCTGATCCTGCTCTCGCGGTATAATTACTTGGTAAATTTCCTGTATCAATTATTTGACATTGCCAAGTAACCCCTGTACTATCATATCTGAATCCCGCCTTATCCGACCCCGCGATGTGATATGCTATTCGATTACTTCCGTCATAGAATAATACCCCAACCCCACCATTTGCCGTGGTATCCATGATACCCTGTGGTAGAGTCCACACATAAGTCAATATACCACTTGACATATCTAATGAAGAAATACCATAATACAAATCCTGAGTTTCATTGCTGACCTGCATTCCAAGAGAACCAGTATTTTCAATTGGATATGGATTCGAAGTAAACAGACTTGGACCATCTGTAGCGGTCCATCCAGAAGTGGAATCTGCCTCACTAACAGTTGTTCTTGTGTCGGTAACAGTCACAGTCAAACTTTCATCCACCTATCATACAATACTATCGCTGCTGCCTGATGTGCCCATAACCCACCAATAGCACCAGCAGGAGTCTGTATTTTTACGGCTTTTCCTTTTCTCCCGAATGCTTCCCATGCTGAGAATCCAGTTCTTCCAAATACATAGATCACATTCTCGGGATGCTGAAATTCTTCTAACTCTATAGTTCCATTTTCATCTATAAATATTACGTCTGCCCAGTTTTGCTGATCCAAATATTCAGAAATATCTGGCACTTCTATTACATTTTTCGAGATTCCTGTTATTGGACTCATTATCCACTTGTCGATACTGAAATCATCTAACATGTGTTTCCAGAGATCATATTCTTTGATTGGTGCGTTCCAACCGAGTTCCCATGACCCGATAACTTGTATCACGCATACGCACCACCACTAACTATCAGAAGTGCGAATTGCGGTGAACCCACCACCACCACTGGTGAACGTGGTCGGTGTTTTGAAAGGCTTGATGGGGGTTGTTCCACCATCCCTAACTTTTCCGACTAATGATCTGTCTGATGAATATACTGCGGTATATGATTCACTCGTACCACTGGCCAACGTGTCAATATAACTAATGAACACATCATTACCAGCAGTTGCGTCATTCGGAGATGTCCAGTCTGTAGATGGAGTTGTGAATGTTGAACCACTCCAAGAAGTATACGAGACCTTCCTATAAATACCACTGTCAAGTTCCACTCTGATTGTTCCGTTAGATGGTGTATCTGATGGAATTGCACTAGTAACCACAACAGAAGTCTGGCCAGATGAATTAAGGGTAGTGTTCAGAGTGAGTTGATCATAATCAATCTCATCGGCCCCATCATTGGCTGCCACAATAACATAATCCTCACCGCTCACCAGACCAGACACCGTAAAGGTCTGATTGTTCGGAGGCTGTTGCTGTGTATTAGTAAGATCGAATAGTTTATCACTGGCAGTCAGGTCTGCCGCTTCAATACCGATTCCGAAGGCACCTATAATTGCGGTACCCGTTGATTGACCCAGGAATTCGGGATTGATAGTACGAGACGTAACCGATCCATTCACAAGATGATATCCTTTATCAACTGTATCCCAAACTCTCACATTATCCACGGGGGGTGAACCAGAAGTGAGCTGTATCCAAACAGTATCAGTGGAATCATCTGCAATTAGAACTCCTTGTCCACCGGACTTATCATTATCAGTGATTGTTCCATTTACATCCGCAGTTGCAGCAGAAGTCAATCCTGTTATTGTATCACCATCATTTATGGTGATAGATGTATCCTCTAGAGCGAATGCCATGGTTCCTGTGGCGCCCTGATCATCAAGATAAACCAATTTACCAACTGCACCACCACTTCCAATGGTACAATATTCACCGAGAGTGAACGGTCCGCCTACCTCGTTATCATAGTTGAAGTAGCAACCCCAACCAAGTAGGTTATCTTCTGTCATGGTTCCACTTGAACCATCGTAATCCCACTCATGTGTAATTCCACGGAAGTATTCACCATTCATCCCATGAATAGTTGTAGAAGTTCCTCTACGTTGAATCCATTTCGTTCTCTCGTAGAGTTGGTTTATTGAATATGTATCTCGGTTCCATTGTGAATAGTAGGGCCTAGCTCCATTACCATTGTTCAAGTCAATGGTCTGATATCCTTCAACATTACTGATGGTGCTCCAAGTTGCGATGGTTGCCTCTGCTGTTGTATTGTTCAAATCTGGTGAAGTAAAGATAGCTGCGGTTGAGTTACCCAATCCCATGGTCAATGAGAACTCTGCATATGTGTCACCCAATTCCCTGGCAACTACCCGAATCCTCTTACCATCTATATCAGCACCGTTCTCTCTTGTTTTTATCAGGGTTCTGAGCAAGATGTTATTAGCAGAATCTGTGTTAATTCCTGTACCCCACCAACTAGTGATTTTCGAATTATCCCTGAAAATCATCAATTCTGTACCAGTCTCAACTGTACCTACCACTACCAGACCAGAATAAATAGTATCACCATCGTCTTGGGTGATTGAACCATCGTATAGATGTTCGGCCGCCGTATCATCAATATTGTACGGCGATAGTAATGTAATAATGTTATCAGTTGAACGATCTGATGCATCAGTACTTGTGATATCCAATAGGTCATTACCACTAGCTTGTGCATCATCTGCCAAACCCTGTAAGAATCTGTGTAGTTCAAGTACTGTATAGTAAGTACCACTACCTGTGTATCGTATATCACCATTCAATGCTACGGTGAAGTCGTCTGCGATTGCCAGTTGGTTACACGCTCCATATAATCATGATTTATATTCCCCACCTCTGTTAATTCCCGTGGTGCGAACGGGGCGGGGGGAGTTACCCCGCTCGCTGATAGTGTCAACACGAGATGTTTACAAAACATCCATATTTACACTATTATGGGAACAGATCAGACTTGCCTCCGTACAGAAGCACGCCTGCATCACGATTGATTGCAGCTGCCGTGAAGCGCTCAGTCAGTATCATTGACTGTGAATCACGCAGTGGATCTGGGGTATTGTCGATTGTGAGGGGTCTCCTCTCAACAAAAACACCATACTGTTTTGAATCAATCATCAGAGCCTTTCCTGGAGTCATGTTTGCGGACACTAGTACGTTCATTCCGCCGATGCTTCCGACAACGCCGTTTAGCATTGAATTACGGATGTGCTCCGGTAGAGTCATGTAAGCCCGTTCATTTGCTCCGATGAAGTCGCCCTCTCCCGTCAATAGGTCAACCATCTGGTATGGATGGATGAGTAGTGTATCCGGTGAGTAGTTCTCCATGCGAAGTAGGGCAATGCCCAGTGCAATCGACTTCCAAGACAGGGTAGCGTTCGGTGCATCATCACCCATCTGAATGTAGTGATTATCGATGACCTCACCAATTCCGCCGACACCATTACTCATTGTAGTTCCGTTTGGAACACCCTGAATAAGGGCATTGATGGTTATTCTGTCTTCAAGAACGGCCATTGCTAGTGTTGCCATGTCCAGATTGCGTCGGATTACGTCCCAGCGGGAATCCTCAATCATCTCGTTGGTTATGTAAGGCCTTGCGGCAATCTTCCCTACGACCAGTGTGTACTTCTCGTAGGTTCCCTGACGGGACGGAATCTCAGATCCTTCTTCCACCTGCACTGCATCGAATCCACGCTCCTTCAACCATGTGATTGAATCGGTGTCGATTCTGACATACTGGCATAGATTTCTAGCAATCCTCGCTTCCTCAGCCACTGTGAGAATGTTCTCATTGATGACTTCTGGAATCAGCAACTTCTGTGTGTCCCTACGAATGGATGCGTTGAGTTCTTCCATTGTTGGCGAGAACAGAGCTAGTTCCTCTAGTGGTCGATCCAGTCGAATCTCCTGTTCAAGGAGATCGTACTTGTCAATTAGACTCTCTTCGAGTCTTCGTTGGTATTGTGGTATCGCCATTTTTTATTACCTCCAGAGCATTACCTCTATGTGTGGATGATTGGTCTCATCGTAATCCATGCTATCATAGGTATGACCAGTGTGTGTTACGGGAACATCAGAATTTGTCATTGCAATACCAATGGTAGCAGCAATCTCTGCGGCCGTTGAACCATCTGCCACACCAACCATTCCATCGTGTGTATCGGTTGTAGTGTGATTACCTTCATCAGACATCATAATCTGTTGACCAGCAACAACATCCTCTGCTGGAACTGCTGTGGTCACGGTATTGTTGATGACTGTGATTCTCTTTGCACCCTCCTGGGCATCATAACCAACACTGATATTAGTTGCTGTGTATGGTGAACTCAGCAACTCAGCATATGATTTGTATGGATACCTAGTCAGAGAAATACCAGCGAAATATAGGCTATCTGTAGCCCAATTATCGTAATCGCCCACCTCACAAGTGTAAGCGGTGCCAGTATATGACATGTAACTATGCATCCGAGCCTCAGTAATGGTACTATCATCGAACACAAGAGTACTTGTGAATCCTGTCATTATGTCGGTCATTACTCATTACCTCCTCTCAGTTTAGCGGAGTTCCCGCTAACGATTCGTTTATACTCTCGGTACATCGGATTCGAACCATCGAGTGCCCACCTACGTACAGTCTTCTGTGCGTATGGGCTTGTTCTCATTCCCATGACCTCTCTCAATGCGGCCTTGACCTCACTGGTCTTATAGACCAACGGATCTGGCTTTGCCTTCTTGACTTCTTCTACCGGTTCGGTAACGATTGCCTTACTCTTCGGAGTCATCTTTTCCATGGTAGAAATAACGTTCTTCAGTGTGTCGGCCATCGCCTGAAGGTGTTCAACCGACATATTCTTGAGTTCGGTCTTTCGTACCACTTCGTCCTTGGACTCCTTGATGTTGGCAGCAACCTCCATCTCGAAAACCCGCTCAACTAGAGAGGTCTTTTTCTCCTCTTGGAAAGTCTTCACTCTATCAAGAGCGCTTTCCTTTTCCTGTTGGAGTTGCTCTAGCTGTGCTTGCATTGCTTCAAGCTGTTGTGCTAGTGCCAACTCCCCAATATTGTCCTCAGACATTTTTTTGGTTGCACCTGCCTTTTGCAGTTCATATTTGTTGTCACTAGATTCCACCAGTGTCTCCACGGCAGCATATAGTGAACTGTTTGTTGCATAAGCCGAGGCTCGCGCATCGGCTGGGAAGGGCGTTATTGATAACTCTCGAAACTTAAGACCGCGACCGATAGCTGCGGCAACGATCCGTTCTCCGTTCTCAAGCTCATATGTCTTCCCTAGATGATGTGGGCACTGCAACATATCGCCCCCACAGACAGAACATTCAATGAAGTCTGCGGTGGCTCCAATGCTCACGGTGTCTATGTCGCCGACCTCAATGGCCTCAGCGACAGGGTGACTCTTCCTAATTCGTGCAATATATGTTATCGCACTATCAATGCCTTCACGACTCTCCCAAGTCGCAACTAGCACTTTGCCGACATTGTCGGCACTCTCTTTTGAGTGATCAACCATAACGGGCTTGCCGGTCAAGGTCTCTGTTGCGACCTCCAACTCCTCTGCAAGATACGTATGTAGGTTGGCGGTGGTGGTGGCATGAATGGCATCACCCACCACGTAGAAATGTTTATCTGAAGGCTGAATCTGGTCAATTCCTTCATGAAGTGATTCCTTTTGAATCTCAAGTTTTGCCTCTTCCAGACCATAAGCAACTTTGACACCCTTACGATTTATGACACTATTAATTGCCGTGTCAAGACTCTCGAACACGTTTATATTGGATGTCCATGCAAGTTTCTTTGGTTCAACAGACTCTCCGACATCCATTCCCAATGAACGAGCAGCACGTTGAAGAACTCTCTTTGCTCTCGCTTTCTCCTCACTCGTTGCTCCTTTCACCTGATTTAACCTCGCAAGAGCATTCCGAACACACGCTTTATTCGGACCACTCGAACTCTTATATGGTAGTGCCTTCAGTCTTGGAATTGCATAGTTACTGGAATCGTCTCCTGCTAATTTATGACAGTCTACTTCTATCGCCACATTCGATTCCTCGTCACTTGGATGCTGACCTGTTGATTTTACACATGTTGCGTAGGCCACTTGTTCGATCTTCTCGGCATCCCATTTGGGATGATCCTTTCTGAGTTGTGCCTTCAGTTCTTCAACACATCTCATTAGTTTCTCTGGCATAGGAGCCACCCACATGTGGTATGTGGAGCCCTTCACGACACCAGACAGCAATTACCATGAACGACCCTTGAGAAGTCGAAACACATTGAAGCGCTCCACACCATGTGAATACATATTCATCCCTAATAAATACTATTATATTCTTTTTGCACAATATGGCTCGGAAACGCTGCACAAAAGAGTTTCTATGTGGTTTTGTTCTTACCCTTATTCCGTTGTGCCTTCAATTGTCTGGTTATACTTCTGCTACGGGGGTTCCCCATCCGAGGATTCAAGGTTCCGGTCTCTTGACCCATTAATATCCCTCTTGAAGTGAGTCGATCCTTTCTACGTTTCACCCTAGCCCGCCGTTCGGCATAAATTCCACCCTTACCCCGCCGGTTCCTGCGCATTTGATTAGTTATGCCTGACCAACTCCGCCACCCTGATCTTTCGGTACTTCACCATCAGGTTTCTGTGCTTTCTTCTTATCATCACCACCACCACCGGTTGATTGGGGCGGTCCTCTTCTACCAGCATTGCTGGGGTCGGATGGGTCTTCTCCGGAGGAGGGGGATCGAGCAGCCATGTATTTTGAAGCAGACTTTGCTTGTTCGTCTGCCAACCTTATCTGGTCCTCAACAGCAAAATGACCATCTCCTTCTTCAGGCATCTCAAGCAATCTCCTACTCTCTTCACGGGTGAGCACGTTACTGTTGTAAAGGTTCATTGCTCTCAGGTAACGCTGTTCCTCTGTGAGTATCGGGTTGAACTTTATCTTGGGCACTGATTGCCATTCTTCCCTGGTCATTGGATGTTTGATACCTAACACCTTTGGGAATATCTCCATCCTACATACATTGGACAGTAACTGACGTAGTACCACTATACGTCTGCTGAATGACTCGAGCTGTATCTGTGCCGATGCCAGCGTTCCCTTTATTGTACCACCCATCAATATCTCTGGCACACTGAGTCCTGCAAAAACGTCATCTCGCAACATGGCAAGATACGGCGCAAGGTCCATGGTCATCTGACCGGCACCCAATACCTCGAACTTAATCCATGATGGAACCACGACGTCGTCGCCAATATTCTGTATATCCATATAATACTTGAACTGGTCCATCATCTCATCAGTGGCAGGCATGTTCTCATCACCGACGAGCCAGAGGGTCTTCGGAGCAGCATACCTGCGACTTATGACACCGATGTCCACTCGCATTCCCTGATAGATTGTTAACGAGGAGATCATGGGTTCAATCACCGAAAGACCATACTCTCCACCAGGGAGGGCATTATCCTTGACATGAACTATCTCTTCGGCATCGAACGGGATTGCTGTGGGATGTGCTTCTCTCACAAGCCCCTTCCACCCGCGCTTAGCCTCGGTGTTCAGATCACTCATCGTTTTTACTTTTGGTAGTTTGAGTCTGAATGGAAGATATCCCCTCGCGGTTCTGATGAATCGACGTTGCTTCGGTACCTGTATATATCCTATCACATCCCCTGTTTCAGTACGATAAACATACATACTTGATGGTGGTATTGGTTTGAGTAGTGCCCCATACCATTCATCCGGTTCCTTTACAACCTCAAAGAAAGCATTGCCCCAGATAAGTAATGACTTGACAGTGTTATGAAGTAGTGAATTCAGACCAACATACTCCGACCAATCTTCAATCAACTGTCGATTCTCTTCCGTTCCGCCTTCAATGGTGAATCCAGACTGAGTGGTGTGATCAGCGGTAAGATTGACACCACGAAATACCAGACTATCGCTCTTATAGAGAGCGGTATAGAGGTCCATGTCGTACTCATGTGGAACACCACTCACCCTGTCTGATTGTGTAGGGCTTCCGACAATACCCTTCCCCATCTCAAGTAGTCCTTTCTCCATCCCGTTCAATATGGTCTCATAAGACGTGAAACTCTTAACAGAACGCATCGTTCTACTCACCAATGAATCAGTCGGAGGGCGTAAATTATGTCCCTCGTCACCAACAACCCCGACTTCTACTTTGAGATTGGGGTCGTTACCATTATTATCAGCCATGTGTTTTTTCTCCTCTATTCTCTATCTTGAGCACGACCAATCCATGAGGTTCGAAGAAATGAAAGAACTGTTCGTACATCTCCTGTGAACAGACAATATCATGATAGAATATCTTATATTCAAACCCCTCTAATATATTTATCGGAGCCTTCGGAAGTCCACCTTCGGGAACCTCATCATCCTCTGGAATGACCAGACCGACATATCTACGTTCCATTCTCTCCTTCTCCTGATTCCATACCCACTTATAGAAATATCTACCTGGATACTGATATCCATTTGAAGTGTGTGTAGTGCGCAGAAAATAAGGACTGGATAATTTTTCAAGTCTCTCATTATATAAAGATATCTTGCGCTGAAGCATCTTGTTATACTGCGTTATAACGTCAGCTCCACCGATGATTATCACTGGATTATTAGGAAGGATAGAATCAGCCTCAGCCGCAACAACATTCTTGAGGCCGCTGGCTGTTCTACTCACCTTCCTGCACCATCATTTCAACTATTAACTATGTACGTATGCACCTGCTGGCATGTCCTCATAGATAACAGTGACCTGCATGGCTGTTGCACCAGTGCTCGTGTAGTTATTAGCCGCAGTGGCATCATTTCCCACAATGGTGATAGTATCACCAGCTGCAAGAGCAACATTAGACAGATCAACATATCCATAAATCATTCCTGACGGAGGATTGGGAATATCGATATCGAAAACTGCTCTCAGGTCCGTAGGACCGTTAGTGCCAGCATCGTCAATCCTGAACACTTCGTATGCAGTTCCTTCCTGTCTGATACCATCAATTTTGAGGCTCATGTCCCACGCTGTCACGTCGTCGGGATACTGGAAGTATATTCGACGAGCGATATATACATGATCGGTAGCACCTGTGAGAACGGCTGTTCCTGAAGTAGTAACACCTGTTCCACTTGCGAAACTATGTGAGGCGGTCTTTCTGTCGCCTCTATTTGGTCGGTTAAGATCCTTTGGCATTTTTAATCACCGCGCAGGCTTTGGTATTCACCTTTACGGGCCTGCACACTTTCAAGTATATCAATCATCTTATTAATACTTCTTTCATTGACCAGAACCGTTCCAGTCAATCGGTTCCGTGTTTGATTCCGATTCTGATTCTGGTTCGGTCGGAGAAGCCTCTTCTGTCACTGGTTCTTCATTGGTCTCCTTCTTCTCAGTCATTGTGCTAGGTGTATTGATATATTCCCAAGACTGGCCATCCCATTTCGACGGTTCACCGTCATCCTTTCTCAACATGATCACTGATTCAGCAGGAACGGCATGTACTGACAATATATGACGATGGAAACAATGAGGATGTAGAATGACATTATCACATTCCTGACATCGAACGGCGTACCCCTCCACAAAGCCTGAACCACATTCAGAACACTTACCATTGAACTCCCTGATCTCGTTACCTTGGGAACGGCTGAGTTCGAACTTATTTCTATATATATCAGAATTGCTACTTACCATGAACATCTTCTCAAACAATCATTCCACACAGAATATAAAACCATTGTGGTCGAGTATTACTGAGGAAAAGGTTTATCAAGAGGTTCAGTAATCATGATGTGTGATATATTGAACGGTAGACATCACTTGATGGTGTCCATCTTTACTGGAACCATTATATACATCATCATCGGTTATGTTCATATAGGGGATGAGTTCCCCAACCCGTTCTGGCCGTTTGTTCTGGGTTCTCTTCTGGGTGGTCTGTTTCCTGATATGGACCGTCTTATTGGTGGAATAAGGATTCATAGGAACGTGATTTCCCACAGCGGCATTATCCAAACCGGAATCACTATTTCCTATCTATTCACACCCGATTATTCAGGATTCATATTCTTCCTAGTCTTCTTTTTCATCGGCACCGGCACACATCTCTCAATAGACATGATATACGAATCATGTCCGAAGGAGTATAAAGAAGCAGGAGTCTATCATCGGTGGGCCTACAGACTCGAACGACTCCGACAAGGAAAATCACCTGGTCATATAGTCGGTCCACCCTTCAAGATAAGATCTAACAGACAACAGTTGTGGTTACTATCCAACGCGGTTCTTCTATTCACTCTGGCCGTTATTCTCTACTTCAAACTACTTCTTGGGATAGACCTCGGATTATACCTCTGAAGTTTCCAGATTAATGGCACGACCACCAATAAAGAACAGATACGTTATCGCATCAATCGTATGTACCAGAGTATCGTTCAAGTTTCCCTCGGATACCGCTGTTGATAACCGTTCCAGATGTGGAGCAAGGCGAGCATGGAGATCAGCGATTGTCATCTTCTTCCATGAGTACCCCTTTCCTTCAACCTTTCCCTTCAGATAATACATTGATTTGATTGTGTTCAACATCTCTTTGAAGTCTTCCTTGAAGTCGTACTCCCCTTCGGGTTCTGAAAGAATTTCAATACTACTGTTACTTTTCACAGGCATGACTCTCCTCTTCTGTCTTCTCGCGGTATAGTCTTATCTCAAGAATACCATTTATGATGCTGTGGTCAAACTCATCATGAATATCGTTCGAGAGAGCGTACAATCTGACGAACTCACCATCATGACTGGCAACCTGTAGTACTCTATGCCCGTCACGACATATCATTCCCACACTCATACTATCTGCTGAGTATCGACCGAGCTCAAGAACGATTATCACCATGTCGTCGTCGTAGAATATCTCCTCATTGTCGAACGTTGAACGATAACCGTTCGGCAGTCGTCGGTACCCTCGCCCTGGCTGGCGATCATTCTTATAACGCCACGGAATAATACTGGCCGCGAAACCGGAGTCGTGGTTCCCGTCGGCCAGACTCTTCAGGAGAGAGTCAAACCTCTTAAACAGGTCGTCGATGAATTCCTGAAAGAAGCGTTCCTGGGTCTCGATATCATCGAAGTCGTCACCGTCAACGTTCAAGGGAGCGCCCCCAAAGCCAGAATGAAGTCGTACAGCCACCATACGGTATATATTGCCAGAGCAACCAGGAAGACATTGCACCATTTCAGTATGATGGCGTTCTCGGCCTCGATCTCTGCCATTGTGCTGGTACTGATTCGTGGTAGTGGTTTATAAAAATCCTTACCGCGAGGAGAGAATATCACGTACTCGACCTCCGAGGGATTGTAGGTTCCTTCGAAAGCGTCATCTTCCTCGAACTCCGTTCCACTGAGAACCACCCACGAACTGCTGATGTCGTCGTTGTCATTGTCGTTGTCATTGCCGTTCTCGTCGGTGGTGGTGCCTGTGGTGGGTCCTATGATATCGTGGAGCACCACCCTGCTGGTGGGGTCCCCAGTGAGGCGTTCCACGGCCCTACGGTCGTACACCAGAGACGCCCCGCAGTACCGGCACCAGCGGTCCATGATGGCAACGGGAGCGTTGCAGTGTGGGCAATGGAGGCTGAGGTTGTTATAGTTCGATATCATCATCACTGTCCTGATTCCATTCGTGGTAGTAGAGTTCGTCGAGGAACATCTCGTCTTCCGTGGCGGTGGCGATGGCGAGTTGGTCCACGGCGTAGCGGATCTCCTCTGCCACGGAGAGGTCTCCGGTTCTATAGGCGTGGAGGCCGATCGGTTCGCCGTCGTGGTTCTTCCTGAACTCCTCGGCCATGGAGTTTATCATGGATATCCAGTAGCTGCTGTTCCACGGAGCGGTGATG